TATAGGGATTGAGGATCGGACTTTTAATCCGTCTGTCGAAGGTTCGAATCCTTCACGACCCACCATTTTTCAAGGACTTACGCGCGGCGGTATTTTGACGAGTCCTAATAAATCGGGATAGTCCTAATAAAAACAGCGAAAAGGGGCGATCCGGCGCCTGATCTTTTTACGGGGTTATCGTCCCGCATTACGCTTTTTGATTCCTCTAGGGTGGCCGTAATCACCGTATGCACCGGATCGCCGTTACCTGGTCGGCCTCGTTCGTTGCTCGCCGGCGATATATCCGGCGGTCGTTTTCTGATCGTCATGCGAGAGCAGTTTCCGGGCGAACTCGCGACCGTGAAGGGCGTCGGCATCGGTCGCGGCCTTGCGCCGTATGTCATGCCACCGGAAACGCTCGCCGCCCTGGACCTGGTATTTTCCCTGCAGTCGTTGCCATACCGAATTGAACCCGCTCTCGGTGTAGGGCTGGCCGTTTTTTCGGTGCAGGATATAGAACGAGGAAACATCCGAGGGCAGGGATTTACACGCCTCGAGGACCTGGCGAAGTTCGTCCGAGTATTCGATTAAAACCCGGCGGCCGGTTTTCCCTGTTTGGACCCTGATCCCGTCGTCGCTCACCTGGCGCCAGGTCAACGCCAGGAGGTCGCCTTTTCGGAGCGCCGTTAAAAAGGCGAGGTCCATCGCGCACCGGATCGCCGGCGAGGCCAGGCCACGGACCGCCAGGAACTCCCCGTCGGAAACGTATCGGTCGCGCCGGGGTATAGCGTCCAGGCGCATGAGCCGGCAAGGGTTCGAGGTCGCTTTCGCCCACCGGATCGCCTTGGTGTAGATGTGCGACAACAGGGCGCGCTCGCGCCGGCCACGGACCGGGGGCCGGAGATCGAGGTATTGATAAATATCCGGGGGCGTCACCTGGTCGGGGCGCATGTGGCCGAACACCGACCGAAGTTTCTGGATTTCGACCAGGTTATCTTTTTGTGTCCTGGGCGCTTTCGTCGGGATAATCTCACGCTGATAACGGTCCATCACGGCGCCCAGGGTGTCGCCTGTGCCGGTCTGATTGATCTCGGCATAGCGGCGCATCGCTTCGAAGTAGTCGGGGCCGAGGGAGTGCCAGGTATTACCCGCGTCGACGAAATAATACGAGCGCGACCTGGCCGGCTTGTAAACCCGGGCGGGGAGGTGTTTATCCGTTTTACGGCGGCGACCCATTTCGCGGAGTCTACCCCGCCCGGGTCAAGGGTTCAAAATCAGGGAGGACCCTCGGCTCGCCTTGGGCCTTGCCGTCGATCGCGGATCGAGGGACGACCGGATGGCCGTCGGGCCTGACGAAATGATGGACGCCCATTTTTCGAAGCGCCTGGACCTGGGCGCCTGGCCGGCGCTTGCCGGTCAATTTAACGAGTTCGGCCTGGTCAAGAAAGGCGCTCATAAACTCGGTTCCAGGACGAAAACCTCGGCCTCCATACGATCGAGGACTTTCGCGGAGTGGCTGGTCGTCAAGTGGGCGTAACGCTTCACCATTGACAGGGTTTTATGGCCGAGAATTTCGGCGATCTCGTTCGTCGTCGCGCCGGTCATGGCGAGATAACTCGCGGCCGTATGGCGGAGATCGTGAAACCGGAAATCCTCGATCCCGGCGCGTTTAACCGCCGTCGGCCAGTGGCGGTCGATGTTGAGGGGTTTCCAGGGGTTCAAGCGCGAGGCGAAAACGAACGCGCCCGGCGCCCGAAAGTATCCCTCGGACGACGCGGCCAGGGTGCGGATTATCACCATCGCGGACCCGACGAGCGGGACCTGGCGGCGCTCGTTGTTTTTCGTCTCGGTAAGGATTAGCCGTTTCCGTTCGAGGTCGACGTTTTTCCATCGGAGGCCGAGGATTTCACCGCGGCGCATCCCGGTTAAAAGCGCCAGCATGACGACCGAGGTCAACAGGCCACACCGGGACCGGCCACACGCCGCGATCAGGGCGTCCCGCTCGTCGTCGGACAGGAAGCGGACCCGCCCTCGAGGTTCGCGCGGCCACATAATGAGCCGGACCGGGTTCGCCTCGATTACTTGCCAATCTTTAATCGCGATCGTGAACAGATGCGACAGGGCGGCCAGGTAACGGACCACGGTCGCCGGAGCGCGTCCCTGGGCGATCGCATCCCTGGCGCTGGCGATATGGGCGGGGCGAAGCTGATCGACGTCGTACTGGCCGACCAGGTCCCGCCACACTCCTAATTGTTGCGCCTGGCGATTGCCTGTTTTTTTGCTCGGGACGATCGTCGCGATATAGCGGTCGACCAGCTCGGCGACGGTAAGCGACCGGCGAACGCTCACACGATACCGCCCGGCCGCCATATCGGCCTCGACGGCGCGCGCCCAGGCATGGGCCTCGCCTTTATAAGCGAACGTCCTCGACGCCCTGGGATACCCCTTACGCCGGACGATCGCCCGGTAACGACGCCGCCCGTCCTGGTTTCGTCGGGTCTCGATCGAGGCCATTACAGCGGACCGCAACCCGGCGGGATCGTCCCTTTCCGCTCGAGTTTTTCGATCCGGCGCGCCTGGGCGACGATCACCCGAATAAGGTTCGCGAACACCGCCCGGGCCTCGGCCTCGGTAATCGAGCCGGCGTCCAGTTCGTAAAGGACCTGGTCGACGCTCCCGTGATACAGTTTGTTATATCTCGAACTCATTGTTTTGCCTCGTTTTAGTCCGATAAACGCTAATGTGATTAGGAGTCACAACAGAATCAACAGTGAATGACCCGCCGATCATCCGGTTACGCGCGCCTCGTTCATCGCTTGGGGTAGTAGGGGGACAACTGAAACGCGAGGCGCCAGGTATGCGATGGCTTGCCATAAGGTCCATCGCGCATTTCGTGAGACTTGAACAGGACGCCGTCGCTTGTGAGATCGGTCATAGACCGCCGGATACTGGTGATCGGCGCGCCGTTTAACCGGGTCGCCGCCTGGACCTCGAACGGGGTAAACGCTCGATGCGGATAACGCTTGAACAGGGCGAGGATTTTATCGGTTTGCGTTTTCGCCTGGCGGATCGCCAGGATCAGGGTCGCGTCGCAGAGGTTCGTCGTATTGTAGAACTCGCCGCCCTGGGCGCCCGATTCAGCATCCATAATCGGCCACCTGGGCGGGGAGGTTTTGCAGAATGAAGGAATGGACGCCGCCGGCGATGGCGACCTCGGAGACCAGGAACCACCCGCCGACCAGGAGCGCGACAAACGCGCCGGCCGCGAGCAGGTCGAGCAGGGTTTGATAGAGTGCCTTTTTCATCGGTCCGCCTCACTTTGGAAGTGTAGACGAATCATATATCACCGTATACGTATTATCAACACACCCGAGAATAGACCCGTTTTAATACTTTAGTATTAGTCGGAGAATAGACGGTTTTTAGGCAAAAAAAGGGGGCCTCGCATCCAGGCCGGGGGGGGGTTACTCGGGTTTTTTGGCGCCGGTAATCAGGCGAACCAGGGCGGCGCGTTCGGCCGGGTCCATCTCGCGCAGGGCGTCGATCGTCGCCCGTTCGGTCTCGTCGACGATAAAATATTTATCCTCGCCGGTAAGCTCGGACACCGTTACCCCTAGTTTTTCCGCGATTTTAATAATCGTCTCGATCCTCGGTTTATTCCGACCTGTCATCCAGTGGCCGACGGTCGATTTCTCGACGCCGAGAATATCCGCGAGGTCCTGATAAGACACGCCTCCGGCGGTCATCAGTTCCTTTGCGGTAGTAAACCACGGTTTATAAGTCTTTGTCATGCGAAGCATCGTATACCATCCGTCGCCTCGAAATGTGGACGAATTGTAAACATTCTGGTTGCTCTACCCGTCGACGTATCGTATATTTCGGCACATGGAAAAATTACTTGAGTACATCGACGAAATCGGCGGCGCCGTCCTGGCCGGAAAACTCGGCGTCTCGCGCGGCCTGGTCTCACACTGGCGGCGAGGGCGCAAGGTCCCGACGCCGATCATGGCGAAGCGCCTCGAGGAAGTGTCCGGGGGGCAGATTACCCGCGTCGACATTCGGCCGGACGTATTCGGGGACGCGGCGTAGTGACCGTCGCAAAAACAACCCCGACGTTACTCAAAAAGGCCGGGCGCGCCTATACGGTCCTCCCGACCGACACCATCAAGAAAATAAAAACAGGCGACGCCCTGGCAATATGGGCCTACCTGCAAAGCAAGCCGCAAGACTGGATCATCCGAAAGGCCGACATAATGACCCGCCTCGAAATGGGGCGGATTCGTTATCAGGACGCGATGCGCCATTTACGCGACGTCGGCCTGGTCGTCGCCGAGGCGATAAACGGCAAGGGCGGCAAGCTTTCGGGCAGAATCCTGATCTGCTTCGATTCACCGAAGTATACGGAACCGTCTATCTCGGCGGGACCGAAGGGTACGGATACCGAAATAGACGGTTTCGCGAAAGTCGCGGAACCGTCGCATATACAAATAAAGGAAGATTCTACAAATAAAGGATTTATACAAAGGGGCGAAACGCCCGAAAAGTACCACCCCTCGCATAAACCGTTTACCGAATCCCCGGACGATCCGGCCTGGTGCGGGGAGCGCATGAAAGAAACACTCAAGCGCCTAGGAGGGGCTAAGAGTGAATGACGCCGAGCAGTTCGAGGCGCACAAGTGGAAATGCCTGGCCGCCTATGTCCTCGACCTAGGGGGCCTGTTCGAGCGTCGACGCTTCCTGGATCGGTTCGCCAAAAACAACGGCCAGGGATCGGCGGATAAACTCAAAAAACTGATGGGGGAGGAATGGGAAAGGCGCCGTCGAAAGTAGCCAAGGCCGAGCGCAAGCGCCGCGAGCGCCTGGTCGCACCATTATGCAAGATGATTTCCCGCGCGATCCCGCCGTCGACCCTGGAAATCCCCGAGGCGCGTTTATTTCTGACCGTGATTACCCAGGCGATCCGGGACCTGTTTATCCAGGACTCGGACGGCGCAAGGATATTTCTCGCAAGCGATCGCGCCGCCTGGTACTTGTGGAAACTCGGCGTCGACCCGGAATATATCGCGCGCCTGATCTCAACAGCCGGCAAGTATAAAAGCTGGCCGCGCTCGGACAAATTGTTACGCTGGCGGATAATAGAGGGGGGGATGAATTGAGCAAAACACCACAAAAGAAGGTAAACAGCAAAAAGGCCAGGGGCCAGGCGAAACCGACGCTCTCGTTCGAGTTCAAGGACGACGCGGTCGGGACCTGGTTAATCGCCAGCAAGCCGAACGGGGAGCAAGCGGTTATTTCCTTGTTCGCCAGGAACGAGCGCGACCAGGCGATCGTCAAGGGATTAAAGGATTTCGGCCTTGCTTGAGATACGGGTCAAGGACGACATTAAAAAACTAACCAGGGGCTTGCGCCAGTTCCAGGGGCAAATTCCCTATGCGACTGCAGTCGCCCTCACTACAACAGCGAAGGACGTACAGCGCGCCGAGACGCGCCAGATACCCGTCAAACTGGACAGGCCGACCGCGTTCACTCGCAACGCCATCGGGATCACTGGCGCGAACAAGCGCAACCTTATGGCCGCCGTGTTTGTGAAGGACGCCCAGGCCGAGTATCTGCGCTGGCAGATCGAGGGCGGGACCAGGCGAACACCTGGACGCGGGACAGGCGTCCCGACCAGGGCGGCGAAATTAAACCAGTTCGGCAACATACCCGGCCGGCGTCGGGGGATCATCAAGGGCAAGCGCCAGTTCGTCGCGACGATCCAGGGGATCGCCGGGGTTTGGGAGCGCCCGGCGAAGGGGGGAGGGCGGACGACCCTGGTCGTCGCGTTCGAGCCCGAGGTCAAATACGAGAAGCGGTTTCCGTTCTATGCGATCGGCCAGGGTGTCGTCGCGTCTAAATTCCAGCGGAACTTCTCGGCCGCGTTTATGAAAGCGGTTCGGTCCGCCCGATGAAACGCGCGCAAGTCCCTGATATAAAAGGTACTCCCGCGAGGCGCCCTCCGGGGGTAATTCGCGGCGCATTGTGCGTGAAAAATGTCGGCCACAAGTAACCAGGTTCGGACCGATCAGATTGTCGGCACAAAATATATTGCCGAGGTCCTGGGGATTTCTACGCGCCGGGTCGAGCAACTGGTAAAAAAGGGACTTCCGAAACATGCGCGCGGGAAGTTCTTTTTACCGGCCGTCGTTCAATGGTATGTAAAAAACCGCCTGGAACAAATCAGCGGCGACAGTGACGACATAAAGGACGCGCGCCGGAAACTGTACGACTCGCAACGCGAACGATGCGATCTCGAGACCGGCCGGCTCCGGCGTGAATTGATCGACGGGTCCGAGGTCTCGATCGCGATGAACGAGATCGGCGTTATCGTCTCGACCATGCTCGACGCCCTGGGCGGTCGACTTGCCCAGGACCTCGCCGGGATCAACAAGCCGGCCGAAATACAGTCCCGCCTCTTTTCTGAAACCAGGGCCATCCGGTCCGATATAGCCGACAAACTCGATGCTTTCGCGATCAGTCTCGACGACCGCCCGGATCATACGGCCGCCGCCTGATCGGTTCGCCGATCAATGGGCGGACGATAACCGTATCCTCCCGCCGGAGTCGGCCGAGCCTGGTCGCTGGCGGTCCTCCCGGACCCCGTACATGACGCCGATACTCCGGGCCTTTTCCGACGCCCGGTATCGGGTCGTCGTCGGGGTCATGGGCGCGCAAATGGGCAAGACCGAGGCGATTTTTAATATCATCGGCCATCGGTTCGACGACGGGCCATATATGCCGGCGCTTTACATCGGGCCGACCGAGAAACAAGTCCGGTCCGTATCCGGCGACCGGATTTACAAGATGCTGAAAACGACGCCGGCGTTATGGGACAAGCTGGCGCGCGGCCACAAGGACAAGGTAACGGAGAAATGGATCGGCGGGGTCCGCCTGGGTTTCGGGTGGGCCGGGTCCGCGACCGAGCTGTCCACGCACCCCGCCGGCCTGGTCCTGATCGACGAGCGCGACCGGATGGACGACGACGTCGGCCGCGAAGGGGACCCGTTTATCCTGGCGGGGGCCAGGACGAAAACATACCCGAACGCGAAGGTCGGGGTTTTCTCGACCCCGACGATCGAGGGCGCGAGCGCGATCTGGTCACTGTACGAGGAAGGGACCCTCGGGAAATGGTCGGTCCCTTGTCCCGAGTGCGAGGTCTATTTCGTTCCGCGCCTGGAGTTACTCAAGTGGGCGGAGAAGGCGACCCCGCAAATCGCGCACGAAACCGCTCACCTGGTTTGTCCCGAGTGCGGGTCCGTGATCGAGTCCGAGCGGAAAAACGAACTAAACGCCGCCGGCCGTTATCAGTTTCACGAACTAAACGAGGCCGGCGAGCATATCCCGACCGAGTCCGAGCGCCCGAACCGGACGGCGTCTTTTTGGGTCTCGGGGATTATGTCGCCCTGGCAGTCGTTCGGGGACGTCGCGGAACTCCTGGTCGCCGCCTACCGCTCCGGGGAACCCGAACGCATCCAGGCCGGGGTCAACACCTACGCCGGCGAACTGTACAAGACCCGGGGCGACGCGCCGGCCTGGACCGAGGTATCGGCACTCCGGCAACCGTACCAGGCCAGGAGCGTCCCGGTCGGCGTTCAAATCATTACCCTGGGCGTCGACGTCCAGAAACTCGGGCTTTATTACGTCGTCCGGGGGTGGGGGTTCAATTCCGAGTCCTGGCTACTCGATCATGGGTTCGTTGCCGGCGAGACCGAGTTCGACAATGTCTGGATTCTACTGTCCCGGATGCTTGACGCCGGCTACCTGGCGGACGGCCGGACCCTGGACCGGGTTTTCATCGACTCCGGGTATCGACCAGGGGACAAGTTACGCCGGCCGGAGCATCAAGTGTATAAGTTCGCCAGGCAACATCCCGGCCTCGTTTACCCGACCAAGGGCCACGATACCCTCGATCGGGCCTGTAAAATGAGCCGGGTCGATATGTCGATCCAGGGGAAGGTCATCAAGGGCGGCGTCAAGTTATGGCATCTCAACACGGATTACTATAAATCCCTGCTTTATTCCCGGATACGCTGGCCGCAAGGCGAGCCGGGCGGGTTTCATCTGTTCGAGGGCGCCGACGAGGATTATTGCCGCCAGATCGTCGCCGAGGAACTGGTCACGAAGGCGAGCGGCAAGCGGACCTGGGTCCGGCGGTCCCGCGATAACCATTACCTCGACTGCGAGGTCAACGCCTACGCTGCAGCCGAGACGCTGCAGGTCCAGACATTGAAGCCGCTCGACCCCGAACCCGCGAAACCGAAACCGGGGAGTTCGCATAATCCCGACGGGTTTGTAAAAAGGCCGCCAGGGGGGTTTATCCGCCGCTAGTTATGGCCTAGCCTACCCTCGAGGGATTGGGAAGGACCGAGGCGCATGGAGGCGCCGCATTTATGGCTTTAACGGTAGCACAAGCGCAGGGGCATCTAGACGATTGGCTGGCTGCCGATACCGCCGTCGCCCAGGGTCGTTCGTACTCCATCGGCGACCGGACATTGACCCGCGAGTCCGCCGACGAAATCCGCAAGTCGATCGCCAACTGGCAGCGGGTCGTCGACTCCCTGACCTCGCAAGCCGCCGGCGGTAAGTCCGCCGCCGCCCTGGCGACCTGGACCTGATGAACTTCCTCGAGCGCTTTTTCCCTGGTCTCGCACTTCGACGGGTCCGCTCGCGGATTATCCTGGACGAACTCAAGCGATCCTACGACGCCGCGAAAACGTCGCCGCACCGGAAACGTCCGACCGTCGAGCAATCCGGCGACGCCGCCGTTCAACAGGCCGGCATAAAACTGCGACTTTGGGCGCGTCACCTGGACGAGAACCACGACCTCGCGATCGGCGCCCTGGATACCCTGGTAAACAATATCGTCGGGACCGGCTTAACAGCCGAGCCGATGGTCACAACCACGAACGGCGGACCGGCCGACCGGGTAAACCGGCAACTCCGGGAAGCCTGGAAACAATGGATCGAGACCCCGGAGGTTACGGGCGAGTATGCGTTTTCCGAAGTTCAACGCCTGGTATGCCGCTCCTGGTTGCGTGACGGGGAGGTCCTGGCGCAACACGTTGAAGGCGAGGGCCGGATCAAACACCTGGGCGGGGTCCCGTATTCGCTCGAACTGATCGAGGCCGATTACCTTCCGCTCGATTATTTCAACGCAAAGACCGGCATTATCCACGGCGTCGAGAAAGACGCCTGGGGCCGGCCTCGGGCTTACCACCTTTACCTCGAGCATCCAGGGAACGCGAGCGTCGGGTTTTACCTTCCGAGCGACCGGAACACGAAACGGGTATCGGCCGACCAGATCGTCCACCTAAAGTTTACCCGGCGCCTAAAACAGACGCGCGGCGTTTCGGTTTTTCACGGCGTAATAACCCGGCTTGACGACCTCAAGGATTACGAGGAGTCCGAGCGGATCGCGGCCAGGGTCGCGGCGGCGTTTACCGGGTACATCAAGAAATCGCCGGACCTGGCATCGACGCTCAACGCCGAGGGCGATCGCACGTTCGAAATGAACCCCGGAATGATATTCGACAACCTGTTACCAGGGGAGGAAGTCGGGACCGTCGCCAGCAACCGCCCGAATACCGCCCTCGGGGATTTCCGCAACGCCATGATGCGCGCGATCGCGTCCGGCGTCGGGGCCAGTTACTCGTCGATCTCGAAGGATTACAGCGGGACGTATTCGGCACAGCGCCAGGAAATGGTCGAAGCCTCGCCGGCTTATCGGCGCATGAGGGAGTATTTTATCGCCTCATTTATGCGGCCAGTTTATCAGCGTTTTGTCGATATGGCGGTCCTGTCCGGGGCCGTGACGGTCCCGCGCGGGATCGACGCCCGGGCACTGTACGCGGTCGACTTTGGCGGGGTCGCCTCGCCCTGGATCGATCCGAAAAAAGAGATCGAGGCCGACAAGCTGGCCGTCGAGGCCGGGTTCAAGTCGCGCCACCTGGTTATTCGCGAGCGGGGATACGACCCGCGCGTTATCGACGAACAGCGCGAGGCCGACGACCAGGCGCCCGAACCTTTACCGAACCCGCTCGACCTGGCGCCGCCATCGCCGGCTGACGACGAGCCGGACGACGACGACCAGGACGGGGAGGGCGAGGGGGTGGCCGCATGAGTTACACGCCGACGTCGAAATTTTGGGCGGATAATATGATCGGCGAGATACATTCCGACGAATTTCGGGAGATTATTAACCCGGAGGACTTGATCGCGTGGGACACGTTTACCGAATCATCATCGGTCGACCTGGATACACACACCTCCGACTCGGGGCATACCTGGACGAACGCGGGAGTTATTAATCTATTTATATCCGAGTCGACCGACGTAGTAACCGGCGGCGCCGCCTCATCTTATTACAGTATGGATATTTCCACCGAACCCCGCGCGCGTAAAATCCAGTGCGATGTTATGAACGGGGCCACATCAGGAAACGCGGACGCAATAGTTATGACGCGATTCGCCGACTCGAGTAATTATATCCAGGTCCGCGCCCGTAAAAGGAACGTACCCAATTTAATGCAAATAAGAATATCCTCGATATTGACCGGTATTACTGTAGCTAGGTCGATGGTTAATTCAACTGTCAACGGAGACTTTACGACATTTAGAAAAATGACGATCCATGACAGCGGCGAGCGGATCGCGGCGCACATGAAAGAGTTTTTAATCGAATTAGATATTATCTGGTCCGCCGCCGGCAGTTTTCTGACAACAGAAAAAGACGTCGGTTTATCTACTAACGCAAGTTCACTCACGGCGGCCTTTGATAATCTGGACATATACGCATGATTATCGGGACGATAATTACAAGCTGGAAGGCGCCCGATGTAAGCGACGAATCATATAGACCGGCCGTTTTCGACGAATATCCTAATGTCGCCTGGGACGACGTAACGGGGCAGACGAACATTATGCCGGCGCCAAACACTCTCGTCGTCGGATTTCGTGCAAGCGACGCGGATTACGCGCTAATCGAGGCCGACCCGAATTACACGATATTGACGAGCGAGGCGATTTAATGCCGGGACCACCGACAGCACCGGACCGCAAGCCGACCGACGTCCTGACCGGACCCGAGCGGAACGCGCTCCGGCAACGCCTGGTTGACGTCCACGGCCTCACCGCCGGCCAGGCCGCCGCCATCGCGAACGCGAACACGCGCGCGGACATTGTCACGAAAATGATCGAAACGTGCCGGGCGTTTCCTAAAGCATAAACGGAGGTTCTAATTCATGGACGAGAGAAAAGACAAGATCGAAGGCGAGACACTTTATCGGGAATTGATCCTCGACCGGAAAGGCATCGACCAGGAGACGCGCGTCGTCCCGGCCTCGCTCTCGAGCGAGATCGAGGTCCCGCGCTGGTTCGGCCGCGAGGTCCTGGTTCACGACGCCGACTCGGCCGATCTAAGCCGGGCCGCCGAGGGTCTCCCGATGCTATTCGGGCATAACCACGAATCACCGATCGGCCTCGCCGAAAACGTCCGGCTCGACGCCGGCGTCCTGCGCGCCGACCTGCGATTCTCGAACAACAGCAAGGCGACCGAGGTCTGGAACGACGTCCGCGAGGGGTTCCTGAAAAATATCTCGATCGGATACCAGGTCCGCAAGTGGGAAGAAAACGACCTGGACGACATTGTCCGGGTCACGGATTGGCAATTACTCGAGGCGTCGGTCGTTACTGTCCCGGCGGACGCATCCATCGGTATCAATCGAGGACAGGATAACGGAGAGGGTAAGACCATGACAGAGGAAGTCGGGACCCGCGAGACGGGTAAAACGAACGTCCTCGACTACCAGGCCGCGCGCGATAGTGCAAAGGCCGAGGGTATCGTCGAGGGACAGCGAGCCGAACGGGCCAGGATCGACCAGATCGAGGAACTGTTTATCGGCGAGCGTTTCAAGGGCTCGGAATACCAGGGCTTGAGAAAAACACTTATCGACAACGGCGACTCGATCGAGACCGCCCGGTCGCAACTCCTGAAACTGGTCGGCTCAACAGCCGAGCCGGCGACAGGCGAATACCGCCAGGATCGTCCCGCCAGGGGCGAGGTCCAGGGCGGCGAAACCGACGCCGAGAAGTTCGCCGAGGGTATGTCCCGCGCCATTATGGTCCGGGTCGGAACCGAAACCGACAAGAAGATCGTCGACGAGGTTCGCGAAAACGAGTTCGTATCCATGACGATCGCCGAAATGGCGCGCGAGTATCTGCGCCGGAACAGCGTAAACGTCGCCGGTATGTCTCGCGACAAGCTGGTCGGGACGGCGCTCACGCTGAAACGTGCCGGCTCGATGGGTCACTCGACTTCGGACTTTGACAATATCCTGGAAAACATCGCCGGCAAGGCGCTGCTCATGGGATACGACGAAGCGCCGGAGACCTGGGCGTCCTGGTGTCGTTCGGGTTCACTCTCGGACTTTAAACAGGCCAGCCGGACGGGCATTTCCGCCTTTTCCGACCTCGACCTGATTTATGAGTCCGGCGAGTACAAGTTCGGGAACGTCTCGGACCTCAAGGAAACCTTGACCTTGCTCACCTACGGAAAAATGTTCAACATTTCCCGCCAGGCGCTTGTCAATGACGACTTGAACGCTCTCGGGAATATCCCGCGCGCGATGGGTCGGGCCGCCAGCCGCAAGGTCGGCGATCTGGCTTACGGCGTCCTGACTGCGAACGCTGCCTTGAACCAGGACTCGACAACGCTGTTCCATGCCGATCACTCGAACTACATCGCGAGTGGATCAGGGGCCGCGCCATCGGTCGCAACCGTCGACGCCGGATTCACGGCGATGGCGACGCAAACCGACCCGTCGACGAACGCAACGCTAAATATTATGCCGTCGTTCCTGTTAGTGCCTCACGCGCTACGCATGACCGCCGACATCCTGGCGACCGCCGCGTTTGATCCGACCGCGTCCGCCTCACTGGCGAACAACCAGCCTAACCCGTTCCAGGGTCGGCTGCAGGTCGTCGCCGATGCTCGCCTCGATTCCTTCCTGGCGACGGGCTGGTACTTGGCCGCGAACCCGAACACCGGGGCCGACACGGTCGAGGTCGCTTTCCTGGATGGGCAGCAAGCGCCCTACCTGGAACAGAAGGATGGCTGGAACTCTGACGGCGTCGAGTACAAGGTCCGCATCGATGCGGTCGCCGGCGCCCTGGATTTCCGGGGTCTCTACTACAATTACGGCGCCTGATCGGGCGTCGTAGTTCTACGGATGAACTAAAAACCAGGAGGGTTTAACAATGACCACGAAATATATCGGGCCAGGCGATTCGGTCCAATACAGCAACACCGGTTCCGCGATTTCCTCGGGCGACCCCGTCGTCCTGGGCGCCGTCGGTAACGTCTCGGTCGGGGTGGCGCTCACCGATATTGCCGCAACGACCGGCGTCGGGACCGTCGCCATTACGGGCGTCTACACGTTCACGAAGGCAACCGGGGCCGTGATCGCCCAGGGTGAGACAGTGAACTGGGACGCTTCGGCGAGCAACGTCGACGACAACGCCGCGACCGCCGCATCTGGGGACGTCGAGGATTTCGGTATCGCCATGACGGCGGCCGGGTCCGGGGTGTTAACCGTCGATGTTTTACTGCTCCCAGGTAACGGCGCGATCACCTAGTAAACAGGCGATGGCGTTCACCGAGGATCGGTCGGTATTTTTCCAGACCGGGGATTTCGCCACGGCCGCGACCTATGACGGGGCGACCGAGGTAAACGGGATTCTCGACGAGGAATATACCGACGTCTCTCTCGGCGGCCAGGTCGGGGTCGGTTCGACCCGGCCGGTTTTTCTTTACAACGCGGACGATATAACGACGCCGACGGTCGGGGTAAACCTGGTCGTCGGGGCCGTTACTTACAAGGTCCGCGACGTCGAGATTAACCGCGACGTCGGGAAACTGGTCCTCGAGGCGACCTAATGGCACACGCAAGGAAAACGATTCGGGAAGCGGTCGCCGGCCTGGTAACGGGTCTCACGACGACCGGGTCCCGGGTTTTTCAGTCCCGGGTTTATAACGTCCAGGAAACCGAACTCCCCTGTCTTTTGGTATACACGACCGGCGAACAGATCGAGGGCGATACCCTGGGCGAACCTCGGACCCTGGACCGGTCGCTCGACCTGGTGATCGAGGGCAAGGCGCAAGCCGTCGCGGACCTGGACGACCTGCTCGATACGATCGGGGAGGAAGTCGAGACCGCGATCGGCGGGACGCCGGCGCTCGGGATCAATGTCGACGATACGACGATCGAGGCCGTCGAGATCAGTTTCTCGGGGGAGGGCGACAAGCCGATCGGCTCGGTCCTTATGCGATACAAGGTTCTGTATCGGTCCAACGAAAACGCACCGGGGACGATTATCTAATGGCAGACAAGACAACAGTTACTTTTTACCCGCCCGGCGGCGGGGTTCCGGTCGAGGTTATCCCCGACCAGGTCGAGAGTATGACCCGCAAGGGATGGACAACCGAGGCGCCGGCCACGAAATCAACCAGGAAGGCGAAACACAAAACGG